CATACCAGTGCCAAAGGGCAGACCGCGCTTTCGATCAATGGGAAAGTTTGTCCAGACCTACACCGACACCAAGACCCGAGACTTTGAAAAGACAGTAGCCGAGGCATCTAAACAAGCAATGGGCGCATCAGAACCCTTCAAAACGCCCCTAAAAGTGTTTTTGCAGTTCACCCTACCCATTCCTGCATCAGTGACTAAAAAACGGCTTAAATCAATTCTTGATGGGTTTGAAGTACATACCAAAAAGCCCGATCTGGACAACCTCATAAAAGCAACTATTGATGGCATGGACAAGATAGTGTTTGACAATGACAGCCAAATTGTTAACATATCGGCAACAAAGAAGTTTGGTTCGTGTCCGCGAACCGACATCCTTGTTACAGAGTATTTACCTTAAGGAGAACCGAATGAACTGGAACGTTAAAGCAAAGGATTGGGACGGTCAATTTGAGGCGTTTGTAGATGACTTTGGTGGGGTCATTTGCGTGTTTGAGTACATGGAACCCGATGATTGGGAAAGCGGTTTAGGTGATGTCGATATGTTTGTGTTTGACAGCACGGGCGAGATTGATTTGACCTACGACATACCAATGAAAGATTACAAACGGTTGCATAAAGAAGCGCGAAGATTGTATTTTGAAGTCATTAATGCCCGTGATTATTGAATTGCACAATAGGCAGCAAGCAACTCAGGTCATGCGCGAGGTATGGCCTGAGATTGTTGACCAACTGCAAGCGGGTAAAAAGCTGGTCGTTGAGGTTAGGGAATGGTCAAAGTCTCGCGAGCAAGAGAAGCACTACCATGCCTTGATCAACCGTATCGCGCGAGAAGCAAGCCATTTAGGGGCTAAGTGGTCAACAAAAGACTGGAAGCGGTTTTTGGTCGATCAATTCTCACGCGAACACCCGCGCGAGACAGAAATCAGCCGAATCGTGCCATCATTGGACGGGTCGGGCATTGTCCAGCTTGGCGAACAAACCTCAGAATTCGGCATTGCGCGAGCAAGTGAATTCATATCGTGGCTTGAAGCATGGGCAACAGAAAAGAATATTGACATTGCATAGCAAAAACAAACTTGCCATCGCGCGAGACGCGAGACAACACATTGAGACAATCAAGGGTTTACCCTGCGCTGTTTGCAATGCACCACCGATCAGCGAATGTCACGAAATCGAGCAGGGTTTTTGGTTTACGTCAATTCCCTTGTGCGCTGATTGTCATAGGGGCAGCTTTAATGGTTTGCATGGTCAAAAACGCATTTGGCATACCCTTAAAGTCACTGAATTATCGGCATTGAATGAGACAATAAAAACCCTGCTCAGTGGCAGGGGTTAAATTGTGAATTGTGTGGTTATTTAATTATTTGCAGGCCTGATACCCTGAAACATTTGCCATTGGACAACTCTACATCCAATGTGCCAAATAGATGTACTTTTATTATTTGTGCCAAATAACGTTTGCCATATATTTGAACTTCGACAAATTTTCTGCCATTTAAATCAACCATTTTTAACCCCTTAAATTAAATCATCCAATATTGAATAAAGTACGTAGGCAGGTAAACCAGTAATTTCCAATAAATCTGCCCATGTTAATTCACCATTTTCAAATTTTTCACGCATCGTTGATTCAGTCATTTTTAACCCCTTTAAATTGTGAAAAGTACAAACGCAAACACTGTAAACAGTGCAAGTGCAAACATTATGCAGATTTGAATTGTTTGATCGGTTGTCATAATTTATCCTTGAAACACAAACCCGGCAAAATTGCCGCATATAGGCACTGTCACTGCCTATAAACTGCCCTTTTACTCTGCTGCTTTGCCTGCCTGCAAAATCTTATTGGCGGTGCTGAATATTTTCTGCGCTGACTTTTCGCTGACATCAGTTGCATTTAGCCAATGCTGGATATAACCCCTACTTTCATCCAGTCCGGGCAAACCTAGAATTGAGCAGAGAATATATGCTACAGACTCTGCTTCGACTTCTCGAATGTCCCTAGGTGTTGTCTCAGAATCGGTCATTGTGTGCTCTATAGTGTGACCTAAGATAACATGGGCCATTTCGTGAAAACGTGTTTTATGTGGATACAGTGCAACTGGATTGATTGCAATTGATTGACCAGTTGCAAACCCTTGACAATTACCGTTCAGGTCATTAAAGGGGATTTGATCAATGCTTAAGGCAGACAATGCCGTATCAGCGCACCATTCAGGCGTCTTAACTTCATTGGCATAGTCAATCCCTTCGGTTTGAGACAACACAAACCAGTTGTTTTTCCAAACAAAGGCACTACGCTGCTGTTGTTCGGTTTGCCCGGTCTGCTTATTTTCGACTTCGACTTTGAACGACACGGGCATACATAGGGTAATTGCCTTTTGTCCCTTTTGTACGTTTCGGCCTTTTTCCTGCCATCCCTTGAATGTGTTGATCGGTGCTGGATCAATACCGCGCTGGATGCACTGTTGCATCGCAGCCATCTGATTCCCGATACTGTAATTGTGGAAAGCATTGTAGGCACTGCTTAGAATGCCCGGCACTGTAACTGCCTGTTTCAATAAATCGCTGAATTGGATTGTGTTTGACATTTGAAATACCCCTTGAAATACTTGATTGAATGATTAAAGCTTAGTTGATTCGTAAACACCGATGCTACCGATAAGGGCATTAAACAACATAACAGTTACAAACTGATAAATGTTAAGTTGACCTAAGCTAAGTGCATAAACAGATAACAGCATTAATGCAACTGAACTGATTGTAAAAAATAGTGCTTTCATAATTTACCCCTTGAAATACGTTGATTGATTGAATGTAAACCCGTTTTTTGCGATGCTTACATATATATAGGTGAAAGTTTCGTGCCAACGCTTGCAAGTCGTTGATTTTAAAGACAGGGCAAAAACCCTAATGTATAAAAAACCAGTGCCATGAGGTATTACTTTTGGCATTTTGCACAATTTCAGGCTTTTTGCGCCCTCATCTCCAAAGTGCATACACAGCCCCTAGGCTTATAAGAAAACCTTTCAAGCGTCTATATAAAGGCAATCAAAGTGCAATCCTGACAAACAGACAAACCCTAAAACTCGCGCATTCATCACAGTCCGTAATAACACTAAGAGGAATAAGACAAATTACAGTCAGCGCATTAGTCAAAACTTAAGGGGGAAACGTCACACAGCCCGCGCTTTCAAAAGGCCTAAATGGGCAACACACACCGCGCACAATTACGCTAACACGTTGATTTACAAAGACATTTCCTGAATTGGCTTAGGGCAAACTGGCATTGGATCGGCAAACGGGCGGACAGGCGGCAAGGCGGCGCGGCGGTGCGTTGGGTTTCGGGGGCTATGTTTCGAGGGACTCCACGCTTTCTTCCCCCAAAAAAAAATCGTGTGTCTCTATATGAATCAACGACTTACGAGAGTTGACACTGGGAATTGACTACAATATACTGGTCAAAGGATAACATCTAGCGAACATTTGGAAGGCTTACAGGGACATGGAACAGGGTAAAAGACCGCCTTTGTGGGCGATAAAGGCGTTGGGTGCGCCTGATTACAGGTTGATATGGTGGATGTTGGAGCATTGTGACCATTCGGCTACTTTGTCTGCGGGGTGGAGGCAGAGGGCTGAGGCTGATTTGGGGTGGACGAGGGTTCACCTGTTCAAGACGGTGAGGAAGTTGGTGAGGCAAGAGATTGTGATTCGGGACAGGTATGACCGGGCGGTGAAGTTGAATATGAAGGCGTTTCAAATTTAGGAGAATAGTATGCACACGTTACAAGTACCGATGGAGAAAGAGGAATACCAGACTTGCGCTATCAGGGCGTTGATGGAGATGTTTGCGTCTGCCAAGCAAGTGGGTAAAGAGGATGTGGCTTTGGTGATGAGTGTGGTGACCTATGACGGTATTCCTATGCTTGAGATTCGACCTGTGGTTGTCCAATGAAATTTCCTGTTAAGAACTTCTATGATTTTTGTAAGTCTCTGCGGGTTGAGACAAAAGAGGACGGTCTGGTTTATTTGGGTGACCAACTGCTTGGGACGCAGACGTATTTGATTGAGGAAATCTCAAAAGGATTGGAAGAAGACGTACACTATTTTGTTATCTTAAAAGGTCGTCAACTTGGAATTACAACAATCTCACTTGCCCTTGATCTCTACTGGCACTACAAATATGGAGGAGTACAGGGAACGTTGGTTACGGATACTGAGGACAACCGAGATATGTTTCGGTCTACCCTCAGTATGTACATGGAGGGTTTACCCCCAGAATTCAAAATCCCCGCCGAAAGCCACAACCGAACCCAACTTGTACTGAAAAACCGTTCCCGCATGGTGTACCAAGTTGCGGGTACACGCAAGAAAGGCGGTCTGGGGCGTGGTAAAGCTATCATGTTTATGCACGCTACCGAGACATCCTCTTGGGGCGATGAGGAGGGTATAGCCTCCCTTGAAGCCTCCCTTGCTGAACACAATCCCAAGCGTCTGTATCTCTGGGAATCAACCGCCCGAGGATTCAACGTCTTTCACGATATGTGGGAAACCGCCAAGTCTGCTCGGACGCAACGAGCTATCTTTATTGGCTGGTGGCGTAACCAGTTCTATTCGGTCAAAAAAGAATCCCCCATATTTAAGACGTACTGGGATGGACGACTGACCACTGAGGAACGGGCTTGGACAAGGGAAGTCAAACAGTTGTACGACTACGACATAACTCCTGAACAGATTGCTTGGTGGCGTTGGAAGATGGCAGAGGTCATCAAAGACGAAACCATGATGTACCAAGAATTCCCGCCAACCGAGCAGTACGCTTTTGTGATGTCAGGCTCTCAATTCTTCAGTTCTCAGAATATTACTGATCGCTACAAACTTGCCAGACAGACAACGCCTGATTACTACCGATTCTTGTTGGGTGAGCATTTCAAGGATACTGAGTTGGTGGCAAGCAAGTCTTCAGTCGCAACCCTTAAAATTTGGGAAACTCCCAAACAAGGTGCTCATTATGTGGTTGGAGCAGACCCTGCCTACGGTTCTTCTGAGTGGGCTGATCGCTTTGCTATTGTTGTCCTTCGTTGTTATGCCGACAAAATCGAGCAAGTCGCCGAATTCTGTACGACAGAATGTAATACTTATCAGTATGCTTGGGTGCTCTGTTACCTTGCTGGTGCTTATGGCCCTAACGTGATGGTCAACCTTGAGATCAACGGGCCGGGTCAAGCCGTGTGGTCTGAGATGCTTAACCTTAAACGCACCGCCGCAATGGAAGCCAACATCTCCAAAAACACTGGCTTGTTCAACGTACTGTCCAACATCCAGAACTATCTGTACAAACGTACCGACACCATCAGCGCAGCACCCGGCGCATACCACTGGAAGACAACCTTTGACACCAAAGAACGTATGTTCAACGGCATGAAAGACTGTTTTGAACGTGGCATTCTGACAATCAGATCAACCGAGTGCTTGGATGAGATGAAGAACGTGGTCAGAGAGAACGGTAGCTTGGGCGTGCCGGGGCGTGGCAAAGATGACCGTGCGGTGGCTATGTGCTTGGCTACTATTTGCTGGATTGATTTCATCCGCTTGCGCCTTGTACAACAAGGGGTGGTGAGAAAACCAGACGGTAATGACGAAGTGCCTGACGTTTTGGGCAAATCAGTCAACAGTTATTTGAAAGCGATAGGTGTCCAATGATGTCGCAGACCGAAATCAGGCAATGGTTAAGCCTGAAAATCATCCCAATCAAGGGAACATTGACTGACGCACAGTCGGTAAAGTCCCCAACACGGCTTACAAGCAAGACAATTGCCCGACATTTGGACACTGATCACGGCAATTTATGGAACATGATCAGGGGAAACAGAAAGTTTCCCAAAGAATTACACAGGGAACTGAGCAACTTTATCCATGAATGGGAAGCTGGCGAGTGGAGAATTGAGATCAAAGGACTGAAAAAAGGTCTTGTGAGGAACGAAATTCCCAAGAAACCAGTGTCTTTTAAGGTGAATTTGGGTACTTTGACCCTGAGTAAACCTGATTTTTACCCTAAACGGGACGTTATGCCCGCAAAACTCTGGAGAGAATGATGACAATCAAGAAAGAATGGCTTTGTATGGCTCATGGCAAGTTTGAAAGTGCCAAAGCAGTGTGTCCAAAGGGCTGTACGACCGTAGAAAGACGGTTTTTTACTCCTACAAGCATCAAAACGTCTGGTAGAACCAACAATATTGATAAAACACTACAAATGTTGGCTGACGATTACAAACTGACCGACATCAACAACCAAAACGGTACTGCTGCTGTAAAACGTCCAGAACCAAGGGCTGTCAACCAAATGGAGCAAATGAATCAAGCCATTCAGCAAAGATTTGGCGTAAATGCAGGTGGTGGATGGGGTGCAATGCCAAATCAAGGCGGTGCAACTGCCGCCGCGCAGAATTTAGGTGCATCTGGTGCTGTAGACTTGAACTCTGTCAAACAGGCTTTGCCTGATTGGAAGAAAAATGTTATTGTTCATGCGGCAGACCACAGCAAAATACCAACATGATTATTCCAAGCAACCCTGACCAACGTGAACAACTGTACCAAGAGGTATCCGAGAAATGTCTTATTTCTCGCAACGACCGAATTGCTCAGTACAGCACTCTGCGTTCATATTTTTTGTTTGGTGCTGGCCCTGAAGCCAGACCCGCCAACTACAACAAAATATTTCCACACATCGACACCCTCTCCTCCTTTCTCTTTGCCGCCGATACCACTAGATTTAGTATCGTTTTGGGAGCAGGTGTTAAAGCCGAAGCCGAGCACAAGAAAACTGGCCCACTGATTCGCAGACTCAACGACAAATGGTCTGACTCAAACGCCGACATCGTGATGGGTCAGGCGGTCAACTGGGCATTGGTCTACAACTCCATGTTCATCAAGCTGATTCAGCGTGGACGTGACACAACACCGTACTTGGTTGACCCGTCATCCTTTGGCGTGTTGAGAGAAGACCAAACACAACTGGACAAACAAGAAGCGTTTGTACACACTTACTTCACTACCAGATCACAACTGGAAAGGGATTTGCATTCGCACCCTAACTTGAAATCCATCATGTCTAGGGTAAACGCTACCCAACAAGAGACAACACAAATGATGGCGGGTGTACAGCGAATCATTACGTCTCAGTTCTCAGGTGCAGGACTCAACCAAAACATGATTGGTAACGCCACAGCACCCTTGCAAAACACATTGATGTACAAGCCGAAGGTTGGCGAGGAAGTCATTGAAATGCAAGAGCTTTATGTCTGGAACGATGAGGAAAACGATTACCAGATTGTCACTATGGCATCTGGCGGCGTTTGCATATACGACAGAGCAAACTTCTTCTATCACGGCGAACACCCGTTCATTCAGATTTGCCCAAATCCTGCGCCTGATTACTTCTGGGGATACTCAGAGGTAGAGAGGTTGATGCGGTTGCAAGATATGCGGGAACACCGCATGAACCAAGTTTCAAACTTATTGGACAGAGCAGCCGACCCGCCCACTGCTTTGACAGGCTGGATGGGTTTGGTTGATGAAAAGAACT